GGTATGAAATGGGTACCTGATTTGACTAACTCACTAATACCTTGTGATTACCCTACAGATTCAGGAGACGATACTGATGGTTGTCATGTTATATGGGAACATCCTCCTTCAGGACACATACCTCATGGAATGTATCTAGCAGGTACTGACCCTTACGATCAGGATAGAGCACCTAACTCAAATTCATTAGGTTCTACATTTATATATAAACTTGGTGACATTAGAGATTCAGGAACAGGTCACATGATAGTTGCAGAATACACTGCTAGACCAGAAAAAGCTGATGACCACCATGAAGAAGTACGTAAACTATTAATGTACTATAATGCTAGTGACCTCTATGAGAACGAACGTAACAGTATTAGAATGTACTTTAAGACTAAAAATTGCTTACATTTGCTTACTAAGCAGCCAGATATCCTTAAAGCTACAGAGAACTCTAAAGTTGAAAGGGGACATGGTACACATATGACGATACAGATTAAAGAGGAACTAGAGCTATATGCTAGAGATTGGTTGACTACTTCTATTGGAGATAACCTTTATCGATATCATTTAATATTCTCTAAGCCTTTATTGAAAGAGCTAATAGCATACAATAAGGTAGGTAACTTCGATAGAGTTATCGCGTTCTTGTTGTGTATTTATAATCAGCTACAGAATCATCATGTTAAAGTAACTAAGGTCAGGAATGATATAGATAGAGATCCATTCTTTGACGATACAGAATTATTCACATAAGTATGGCACAACAACAGGTAAGAACATCCATGCCTCGCCAAGCGATACCGTACACCAAGAAGACGGATAGCTGGCGTGAGGAAACAATGGATGCTGTCGATGGAATGGCATCATCACAAAAGAGTAGGCTCAATCGTGATAGAATGAGGGTTAATTATAACCTAATGAACTCTATCTTCGATAGTAGTGACTACGACTATGTATTAAACCCATTCAACTTAGACAATAAAGGAAAGACTCCTGCAAGGATAAGAGACATAAACTTAATCAGACAGAAAGTAGATAGACTTAAAGGTGAAGAGATTCTTCGTCCATTTGATTCTATGGTTGTATCTGTGGCTGGTGAAGGAGTTTCTGTTCGAGAAGACAAAAAGATGCAAGACCTTCTAAAGGTCGCTCAAGCTAAGATTGAAAGAGACTTAGGTATAACTGGAGAAGAAGAGGAGAAACCTAGGTTCGCTTCTCTAGAAGCAGTAGGTAAATACTACAGTGAAAGATATACTGACACTCGTGAAGAGTACGGTAATGCTGTAATAAGAAGAGCTATAGAGACTGATAGATTAAAGTTTAAGTTCCAAAAGGGATTTGAACACGGTCTAGTTTCAGGTGCTGAAGTCTATTACGTAGGTAGGGTTGCTAATAGAGCTTTCGCTAGAGTATGTAATCCTCTTAATGTAGACTGGGATAGGGGTCCTGAGGTAGAGAATGTAGAAGATTCTAACTGGGTTAGAGAAGAGAGATATATGTCTCGCTCAGCTTGTATAGATGAATTTGGAGAGTTCTTGACAGAAGCTCAAGTTAGACAGATTGATGAGAAATCTCTTAACGTAACTAACAGAACAGGAGATCAGCCAGGATTTGCTTATAGTCATTCACAGACACAGCATGAGCTATTTAGTAGAGACAGGCAGCAAGAAAACACTGAGCATATAAGAGTAATAACTTGTGCTTGGAAGTCAATGCAGAAGATAGGTTTCTGGGAATTCACTAACCCAGAGACAGGAGAACGTGAATTAGATAGAGTTCCTGAGACTTTTAAGCTTACTCCTGAAATGAAGGAAGAAGGTGATACTGTCGAATGGCAATGGGTATCTGAAGCATGGATGGGACACAGAATAGGTGATGACATCTATGTTGATGTTAATCCTATGGAAGTTCAGATGTCTACTCAAGACGACCCTTCTTATTGTAAGCTACCATTCATCGGTGGTACATACAACGATACTAATTCAGAAATACGTTCATTCGTAGACTTACTTAAACCTCACCAATACTTGTACAATATCATTTGGTATCGTATTGAGAATGAGATAGCTAAAGCTGGTGGTCGTAAGATGATGATGGATTTAGCTCAACTACCAACTTCTATGGGTATTCCTATGAAGAAGTGGTTGTACTACTTCGATACTATGAATATTGGTTTCTTTAACTCATTCGAGGAAGGGAAAGCAGGAACTAGGAATCAAGGTAATACTGCATCTAATAATCCAGCACACTCTATCGATATGACCATGAGTCAATCGGTGGTTCAGTATATCGGATTACTTGATAAGATAGAGCAATTGATGGCACAAGTGTCAGGTATCTCAGCACAGAGAGCAGGAGACGTTCATCACAATGAGACTGCTTCAGGTGTAGAAGCTTCGGTTACTAACTCTAGTTATGTTACTGAACCTTACTTCATGAAGCATAATGAGATTAAGAGACAAGTACTACAGACTTTAATCGAAACATCTAAAGCTATAGCTGAAGACAGCAATACTATTCACTACATGACAAGTGACTTAGTTAGAATGTCTGTCACTATTGCTGGTGATGAATTCATGGATTCTGATTATAGTGTATATGTATCTAACTCTAGTGAAGATAAGATTGTCAAGAGTAAGATAGAAGCATTAGCTCAAGTTGCTTTACAGCAAGACAAGGCTGATTTATCTGACTTAATCAATATATTCAAATCTGATTCTATGGCTCGTACTGAACGTATCTTGAGACAAGGAGAAGAGAAGAAAGCTAACAAGGATGCAGAAATGCAACAATCTCAGCAAGAATCTAACGAACGTATGAATCAAGCTAACATCGAGGCTAAAGAGAAGTCAGATGATAGAGAAGACTTGAACAAGGAGAAAGATAGACAGAATAAGCTAGATGTAGCTACTGTTCAAGCTGTAGGCTTTGACACTGAGAAAGATAGAGATGGAGATGGAATAGCTGACGTTGTTCAAATCAACAAAGAACTATCTGATGGTATGAAGATGCGTAATGACGCTATGTCTAAGACTATGGATAGAGCTCATGATAGTAAGAAGCAAGACAAGGAATTAGCATACAAGCGAGAAGAACTCAAGTTTAAAGAGAGGGATTCGAAACTTAAAGCTAAGACTGCATTAGCTAACAAAGTACCGGGAGAGAAATGATAGAACCTAAACGAAAGTCTAAATACGCTAAAGATAAACCCCCTAGAATTAAGGGGGTGAAGCGTCAACTTAAAGACAGAAAGGGTAAGATTAGATGGGTAGATAGAGCGAACGCTGATGATAAGAAGTCTATTCCTGTTAAAGGAAAAGATGGAGAAGAAGGTAATGCTACACATCTAATGGGTATGAGTAGAATCGGTCCTAAAGAGAAGAGTCGTAAGTCTAGATATTTAGTATATCCAACAGTCAAAGAAGACGAGAATGGAGAACTACAGCAACTAGAAGAAGACGAAGCTTTAGAAGCGACTAGGAAGCCTGGAGAAGCCCTTATATTCAAGAGTGAGAAGAAAGCCTTGAAAGCATCAGCTTACGGTTATAAGAAGCATACCAACTTCCCTAAAGAGGTAGTAAAGGAAGCTAAGAAAGACTGGAAAGCAGAGAAGAAAGGGATTAGACTTAAGAAGAGAAGTACATAGATTGATAGCGGAAACTAGGCTCAGATAGAAGTATTTGAAAATAGTTTCTGCTTTACTCTATAGACCACCTATCCTATAGAGTAATGTCATTTGGTCGTAAGATTGATAGGTCAGTATATTTATAACTATATAACAAAGGAGAGAATGGGAATGTTTGATTTAGGCGGTACATCGTTAGCGCCAACAGAAGTAAAACAAGTAGAACAGTTAGATGCAGCACAGGCAGCAGCTACTCAGAAACCAACAGAAATCGCAGCGGACACTGGTGATGCAAGAGTTGGAGCAGGCGGAGATGGATTATATATCCCACCAGCAGAAAGAGAAGAAGTGATAGACCCACTAGATGCGGCACTACCTCCTTCTACGGAACAACAAGATGCTTTAGATGCTATTGCACCTCCTGTTGAACCTGAGCCTGAACCTGCAGTTGAGACTGATTCTAGTGAAGAAGTAACTCAGTTAGGTGAGTATGGAGATATGATGACAACTATGGTTGATTCAGAATTCCTAGTAGCTAATCAAGAGAAAGAATACACTCCTGATGCTTTAGGATTTCAAGAGTTGATTAGAGATAATATCGAAGCAGGTCGTGAAGGTTACGAAAAGGTAGAAACATTACCTGAGGAAGTACAAGGATTCTTGAAAGCTAAAACTCTAGATCCTGACTTGAGATTCACCGAGTATATCGACAACGAAGTATTCGAAGAAGATTACACGTTAGCTGACCCTAACAATGAAGAGCATCAAATTAGCTTAATCACTGAACTAGGTAAAGCTAGAGGAGATACTAATGAGTTCATTCAGTCTGATATTGATAGCTACAGAGCTAACGGTACAGCAGCTAAGAGAGCAGCGATAGCTAAATCTCAATTGGTTACAGCTCAAGAAGCTAGAATAGCAGCTAAGGAACAAGCTTACGAAGCGGCTAATCAAGTTAAGATTAATCAAGCTAAAGCTGAAGCAGCTAAGTTCACTGCAGACGTTATGGCGATGACAGAGATTAACGGTATACCTTTAACACAAGCAGACAAAATAGGCTTAGTTGCTTACAAGACTGTGAAGGTAGGGCCTAAGGGTGAGACTCAAGCTCAACTAGACGCTAGTTTTAATAACGAGGTATTCGCTTTGTATGCTCAGAAGAACAAACTAGACATGAATAAGGTGGCTAGAAAGGCTGATACCAAGAGTAACTTGAAGTTACAAAAGAAGCTTAGGCTTAAGAATGATGTAGTAGCTAGACCTAAAGCGTCAGCACCTGCACCAGTAAGAAAAGATAACACAGACATCAGTGCAATTAACTGGTCGATTAAATAACAACAGATAAATAAGTAGAATAGTATGGGATTAACAACAGAGAACGTCTCGCCGTTACAGGTATATGCAACTAGAGACTTCACAGGGTTAACTGAAACTACTCATTTGAGTAACGCTTACTTGACTGAACCTGAGAAGATTGGTTCAATCATGGCTTACGCTTACGGGGTTCAGGACAACAATGTGTTAACATTATTGACAGGTGGTATTGGAAACTCTATCACAGTAAACAACAGAGAATACGAGTGGGATTTACATTCGCAAAATGCTAAGTTAGTAGTTTGTGTAGAGGATTCTCCTACTACTGGAGCTATCGGAATCAAAGGTTCTGAGTTTACAGTTATTCTTGAAGAGGATTGGTTCGAAGTAGATGATAACTTGGTTACTGATAACGGTACTCAAATTCACATCGTTCGTAAGGAGACTCCAATTGGATTTGGATACCCTATCGTATGTACATTGAACGATCCTGATTACGAAGCATTCTTATCTGACGACCAAGTCAATGAAGGAGCTGTATTCACTAAAGATTACACTACCGTTTCTGAGTACTCTCATAAAGGTGGAGGAGTTCATTATGCAACTCCATACAAGTTACGTAACCAGTTAACTACATTACGTAAAACTTATAACGTAACTAGAAATGCTGCTAAGGCTGCAATGGTTATTGAAATCCCTGATGCTGTAGATGGCACTAAGAAAACTCGTTTATGGACGAAGTTAGCTGAGTGGACTGCTTTAGCTGAATGGTATAGAGAAGTAGATAAGTCTATGCTTTACTCTATCTATAATAAGAATTCTCGAGGTGAGGTTTCTACTAAGTCTGAATCTGGACGTCCTATCTACCACGGTGCTGGGTTAAGACAACAAATCGCTCCTGCGAATATCCAGTTCTACACTAAGTTGACTTACAGCTTACTTGATAACTTCTTGTTGAAATTATCTAGCAATGCAACTAAATGGGGTGGAGACACTAAGTTTGTAGCATTAACAGGTAAGATGGGAATGAGAGAGTTTGATGACGCAATCAAATCTCACGCTGCTGGTAATAACATTCAAGTTACTGACCACGGTACATTCATCACAGGTTCTGGAGATTCATTAGGATTCACTGGATACTTTAAAACTGTTAGCTTCCTTAACGGATTAGAGTTAACTGTTAAAGAGTTCCCTCCTTACGATGATACTGAGAGACACAGAACGTTACACCCTGAAACAGGTTTCCCTTTAGAGTCTTACAGATTCACTATTCTTAACTTCGGTCAGAAGGAAGGAAAGTCTAACATCCAAAAGGTTGTTGCTGAAGGAACTGAAATGGCAATGTGGCACGTATGTGGTTCTACTACTCCTGTAGGAGATGTAGCATCTAGTATCTCTACAATGAGAGCATCTGGTATCGATGGATACGATGTACACATCATGACTGAATGTGGTATCAGATTATCTGACCCTACTTCATGTGGTGAGTTGATTATGGCAATGCAATAAGCCTAGTCAAATATATAATACTAAGGGAGGGTTTAATAGCTCTCCCTTTTTTACTAACTTAGAGGAATAACGGACAAAACAAAGAAGAATGATAATCAAACTAATGCGTTTAGAGCGCAAGAATTGGGCTGGAAAAGCTAAGTACGATGGGTCTACGGATTCTATTGGAGCATTTATTACTAGACCACACGGTTTACCTCACACAGGATTAACTGATGAGGATGCCGCAAGATTAGAGAAGACATTAAGAATGGCTGAAGGAGAGTTATCTCCAAGGTCTGATTTCTGGACTAACTACTCTGTAACTATTGGAGCTAACGAAGAGCTTGAATTAGACACTAGCGAAGCTGAGGATGAGCTAATTTATCTGTTCCTACGTAATCATATGTTAGTAGCAGAT